CAAGAAACCCCTCGGCCGAAAGGGGGAAACCGAGGGGAACAATCTTGAGCTTGGCAGAGTGTGTTAGCGAGTTTCCTCCGGCTTGGTTACACGAGATTGTTTTTCCTGCACCTTCGTCAATGAAGGCGGATTATCTATGGCGTCAATTTCATCGGCCATAAGTTCTACAAGATCAGCAATAGCGCCAGACTCAGGGTTGCCAGCGACCTTTAGTATCGCGGCTTTGATTTCGGCTTTGGTTGCCATTAGAGAATTCCCTTAGCTAGTAGGTCAAGCTTCTTCTTCTTTAGAGTAAGTATAGACAGGTCAGGCTTCTCCTCGACAACTTCTTGGGGAGCTAGGTCGCTAATGACACGCGAGAGCATGTCCTTTTCCTCGCCTGTTATTTCCTGTCCGTCCTCAATCTTTAGCAATGCGTCCGCTAGTGCGTCTGCGTCAATGCCAGTTCTTTCGGCAATCTTGTCTAGTCCACGCACCTGAGCGGTTCCGTTGGTGGATGGGTAGGCAGGGAAGGCCACGCCTGTGGAAACCTCTAGTAGGCGAACGCTCTTTAGTGTGCGCTCAGTTCCCTCGTTGTTCCATGAGTCGCCACCGGCTGGGACGGTGAAGCCGAATGAGAAGCCAGTAACGTCACCGCGCTGAATTGAAACCCTAGCGTCGCGACCGTATGAAGTGTCTGGGAGAATGGCGTCAACGAATAGTCCGCGCTCATCCTCGTTTAGCTTTAGGGTTCCTGCGCGTGTAGATCCCAGCACCATAGAGCTATCGTGGTTCCAGAGTAGCTTGATGTCGTTGCGTGACTTCAGGGAGCGCTTGAAAGCACCAGGCGCGATTCGCTCGATAAACGGTAGGGGTTCGCTTGGCTCGTTGAACCTAGCGGCGTAACCGGTGAGCCTCATGCCCTCGGCTTCTTCGCGAACCTCAAACTCGTTAGTAAATACGCGTGTTTCCATGTCGGACAATTTATTACCTTCCGCGTTAGTTGCTCGTCTAATTCTAGCCCGCTTTAGAGCTAATGGGATTTTTCTGACTTCGGCTTTGCAGACTTCACAGTTCCCGTCACAATCTTCACAGGCTTCGACTCTAAGTTCGGCTTGCTCTGTATCGGTATCAGGTTCTTGCTCGGTATAAGTGCCACCTGGTTCTAACCCTTCAATCGCGCTTAGTCCGTCCATAGCTTCTATGGCGGTTAGCTTGTCCTTGTGGCACGAAACTTCCGAGCCATCTTCTTTTACTACCGCCCATCCTGAGCAGGTAGGTGATTCGTCCCAAATGAAATACGGCATTAGTCCTGCCTTACTACGGTTAGTCTTGCGCCGGTGTGACCGCCGATTGCGTTTACGGATTCGTTAGGAAATAACTTGAATTTGATTTCCTCGCCACCGCGTAACACGAATGACTCTTGCGGTGTGCCGAGCCAGATGTCGTGGTAGCCGTTGTATAGCTCCGACCATGCGACCTCGAAAAACACCGTTGTAGTTTGCGCTCCAACATTTGTAAAGCGGTAGCCGTATTCGGTGTCTGGCTCAAGGGTAATCACCTTGTCGAACTTCTCTGATGATCCCGCTTGATTGCTTGCGGTTAGGAACTCCATCGTCACCGTTGTTCCGCCCGTTACAGCGGTTGCAGCCTTTAGGACTGATTGGTGATTGTCGCCGAAGTTGCGGTTGATGTTATAGGCGGGAATTGCGTTGCCAGTTGTAGTGATTGTTGCGCCCTCAACCAGCTCGGCTTTTATGTCCGAAACATTTGTAGCAATTTCGTAGAACTCTAGTTGAGCGCCCGTTGGCCCTGTGAGAAACGAGAAGTTTGCGGTTGAACCGGCGGTGATTGAAAAGGTGTTGCCGTATTGGTAGACGTAACCTGAGCGAGAGTAATCCTCCCCGCTGGCTTTAGGCTGAATGTTCTTTAGCAGGTAATGTCCAGCGTCAACGGTTGGCGCTACTACCGACGTCGGTGTCGTTGCGCTTAGCGTATAAGTTGCTTGGGTAAGCATTAGACCTCGTAGGCGCTCTGTGGATCTTCAGGATTGATTTGCGCCACACCCTGCAACATAACTGGCGGAACGCCTGTGTGTTCGATTGGTGGCAAGCCCATAGCCGCAAGAACCTCGGCAGGTGCAAAGCCAGCGTTTACTAGCCTTTGTGCCATCATCGTTCGTCTGTCAGTTGCGGTAAGGTCTGCTGCCTCAATGTTGACGTTAGCTAGTGGGACTCGAACGCTGTCTGCCGAAGGGTCTGCGATTGGACTCATGTCCTCAAGTCTGCGAACGTCATTGATGGTTAGGAATCCAGACTGCAACCCTGTGCTGTAAGCGCTCATTCGCGAATTGATGTCTGCGCGTAGAAGTGCGTCAAGGTTGAACTTGATAAAGGCTGTCTCGCCACCTGGCTCGCGTGAGAGTAACGGCGTAAAGGCAGTCTCAAGCTTTTGGATAATTGGTCTTAGAGTGTGCTGAACGAAGGCGAGGTTGTTCTGCTCGACGCTTGAGTAAGTGTTTGTGCCTGGTAGTCCGAGAAGGTGTGGCGGAATGTTGAACGCGCGAGCGATGTCCTCGACTGCCATACGGCGCGAGTCAATGAACTGCGCCTTGTCGTTCTCTACCGAAGTCGCGACATACTTAGCGCCACCTGATAGGACACCTGTCTTATGTGCCTTAGCCCAACCACGATGTCTAGCGTCGAATCCGTCAACTAGGTTTTTAGCTTGCTCGGCAGTTAGGTTTCCAGGGTATTCGATTACGCCCGAAGTCTGGGTTCCCGATCCGAAGAACTTGGCAGCGTAGCTTTGTAGCGCGAGCGCTAGTCCCCAGTTTTCCTTTAGTGCTTCCACGCGAGATACGCCACGAATGTGTCCTGGCCTAACTACGTCTGGAATGAAAACAACTTGGTCGCTCGATAGCAAAGCTTCTTCGCCGTCAACGCGGAACATAACGCGCCCGATTCCGTTGCGGATAATCTCTACGCTGTGAGGGTTTAGGACTGTTAGGTTTACGACCTGCCCGCGCTCGTTACTGTAGACGCGAATAAAGGCGTTACCGTCTAGCAGTAGCGAAACGATACAAGCGCCCCAGAAGGCTTCTTTGGTTGTGTCAATGTCAGGGCGCGACAGCCAGACTGGTCGTGGCCTGAAAGCGAACCTCGCACCGTCTCGGCGTATGTATGAGTCAACCGGCAGGGAAGCGATTGTGTCTGAGATTAGAGAAACCGCTGAGTAAATTGCGTTTACCTGAAACGAAGTGTCGCTGTCAATGCGCGTAGCCGAAAGGCTTGTGAGCGTGTTGAAGTCGTCGCCAGCTCCCCAGATTGACTGATAGCTGATTGCGCGCTTGCCAAACAAGCCGTCAAAGATTCCCAATGTTTACCGCCTATACAAAAAATTGAGGCACGAGTTGTTCTTCAATTCTACCGCTTGCCCTGTCATAAGCCATAAGAAGCGCTATGGCTAAGTCAATCTTGAGCTTCGGGTTTCTGTAGTCTTTAGTTATTCTCGCGCCTCTTTGCGAGTCTACCTTGAGAATACAGTTCTCCAAATGTCGCGATAGTGCAGCGTCGCCGTTGTGAACCAGCTTGCCATTCATAATCGCTTCGTAGAGCTTTGATGTTGCGGGGACGGTTCGCGAAATGGTGTTCGGGTATTCG